ACGCAGAACTAAAACGTAAAGAAGGGGATGGAAGATTATATCTTACACCCGATGGCGAAGCATTGCCATCTGTCACAACCATACTTTCTAAAACAAAAGATAAAACATTTTTAAAACAATGGCGTGCAAAAGTAGGCGAAAAAAAAGCTGAAGAAATAATTAAGAGTGCAGGTCAGATTGGCACCGCGCTCCACCTATATATAGAACGTTTTGTGAACGGAGATAAATACAAAGATCTTACAGAAATAGGTGCGCAAGCAGAAAAAATGGCACAAAAGATTATTGATGAATCGTTTAAAGACATAACAGAAATATGGGGATCAGAAGTACATTTATATAATCCTGGTAAGTATGCAGGAACTGCAGACATGATTGGTGTGTACAAAGGTAGACCAGCTATTATGGATTTTAAACAAACAAATAGACCAAAGAAACGTGAATGGGTGCAGGATTATTTAATGCAACTTGCAGCGTACGCCGCGGCCCACAATTCTATATTTGATACAGAAATAGACCAAGGTGTAGTTCTTATGTGTTCTCGTGATTTAACGTTTCAAAGATTTGAATTGACTGGTGAAAAATTTGTACGTGCGACTAACGCATTTATGAAAAAACTGGATGCTTACAATGAAAGCATACT